TCAAAGTCTCCTTATAAGTTCAGCCAGTTGGGGATGACCTGCATCTTTTATTGCATTGCATACAGTGGTGCGGTCACTACGAATAGCCTGTCTCATATAGTATTCGACGAGCTTTTCAACGTGCTTTGAGAAAGCACGAGCTTGATCTCTTATCCCAGGATGGGCGGTATCAGAGACCGAAATTACTTTTTCTACGCATTGCTGCGCTAATTCTTCAGGTGTAAAACCTCTGTTATCTGTTGTCCTAACCCCAACAACAGGCTCGTCTTTTGGCACGCTTATATCTATTTTAAACATTATTGTTTTGCCCTAATTACTTTTCCTGTGCGATATTCGTCTGTAGTTTCTTTTGCTTCTCCAAGCATTTTAATACCAATCAATGATTCTTCAAAACGTTTATTATATACAGCCATAACATCTTGCTCACCCTTCATGTATATATACGCTTCAATCAATGCCCCATACAACATAGCCATTTCAGCGTTTTCACTTAACCAAGTAGTTCCACTACCAGATCCGGCGGTCAAACTTGCAGGGCGATAAAAGTAATGAAGCTCTGCGGTAAACGTAGTATTAGGGGTCGGGGCTAAAATAAAATTATCTACATCAAAAACAGCATAGTATCGAGGAGACCCCGTAGTCGTGGCATCTGGAGTGTATGTTTGTATAAAACTAGGATCTTTAAAATCTATGAAGAACTTGTCTCCATCTGTCCCTGCAAGGCTAAGAGAAAACGGAGCTAAAAAATCACTAGGACATGCTAAAAACTTGTTACTGGCCGTTGTAGATGCTGTTGCATTCTTACGAAACAAACTAAGCTGCACGTTTTTCAGTATTCGTTCTTCAGCTATTCTTATAAACAATGGAAGATTTGTTACGAAAGAAGTCTCATCATTCTCCGTATAATCTTGAATAGCTGTTTTAAGTTGATCGTATGTAAAACTCATGTCATCACACTATTGTTATGTTTCCTACCATAGCACTATGATTGGTGCATTGATATACTAGAGATGTATCACTGGGTTCATGTGGCACGATAAACTGTGTCAAACCCGTGGTTGAATTAAAGTTTTCTGTAACCCCTGTTGTGAAAGCAGATCCACCATTAGATGTTCTAATCTGCAAAGGATGACTACTTACATTTGCAGTGTTGTCTATAAGGTATGTGTGACCCTTATAAAAAGTAAAGTTTGGGTTGTTACCCGCAGTAGCTCCAGGGCCAGTAAAGGTATATGCTGAAGAGCCACTTGTTCCCGCTGTGTATTTTGTTACAGGACCAGATGTTTCATCATTTAAACGCAACCATGCCCCGCCATGCGCAAAATATAGTCCCCCAGTCGCATGAACATGAGCCACAGCGCCATGGTATGTAGAAGCACTTGGAAGGTCACTTAAAGCTGCGTAATAAAATACTATTTTGTTAGCACCAGAGCTAACATTAAACAATCCATTTGAATCTATAATATCAGTAAGAGTTGTGCCATTTCCAAGAGCAGCATACACCTCATTGAAGTTGTCATTGATTTTATCTGCACCTGCGCGGAGGGTATCACCTGTTCCGTCGTTTGCAGATGAACCAATACCTACTGTTTGTTTTGCCATATCCTATCCCTCGTCAAATGTCTGTGATGTTGAGTCTAATTTAATTGATGTGCTATCAAAAGTTGCCGCATCATCCACAACAGTGACAGAACCCACTGCACTTGTCGCCGCTAATCCAGTTAAATTTACAATTTCATTTCCTGTATCTGAGATGGTTACTGTAACAGTTCCAACCCCACCTTCAGCAACAAGATTGTTTGCGGGTGTTATTCCTGGTATGTCTCTAAAACCAACTGGATTATATCCGTGTTGTATAGATCTTTGTTCAGGTAACCCTGTCTCTGGTCTAGGACCGCGTAAAGCTTGTGGGTCTGGAAACGCTCTCGGTGGAAACAGTTGTGGATGCTTTGGCTCAAACTCATCAGGACCGACCTTTGCGCCAGTCCACTCTGTCTTCATTTCACGAAGACGGTAACGGCGACCTGACCGATCAGATATACCATAAGCATGTTTACCACTGGCGTATGCCATTAGACCCTCAGATAACTCAAGCTAGGCTGCAACTTCAAAGGTGTTCGACCTTGATCCTCGTCCGCTGCGCGTTGGAACTCTTCTTCATATACTGACTTCAACATCTGAATACGATCTGGTGCTCGTTTCATGGACATGTAGTATGCTAACCCCGCCACCATACAAGGAAAAAAACGAAAAGGCATATCAGTAGTATTAACAAGAGTGTCTGCATCTTCGATCCTACGAACATAATAATAACGAATTTGATCAGTGGAGTTTTCAGGAGTAGACCACAAATACATCACAGGAGTAATCTGTCTGTCTAAGTAGTATTGACTAGGTCTACCCTGAGTTGATTTATTTGGAAGTGTTGCATAATCGCTACGACTTATTCTTTGTATTTCAAAGTCTGTGTTGTCACGTCTAACTACAACATCCAATACATCAACGACATCAGCAGCTAAACTATAAGAAGATGTCCCTTGAGTAACAGTGAAGTTTGCTTCTTTTACTGTCCACAAATTAAGACCTCTGTTAGCCCAGTCTGCAAACATCAGGTTCATAGACCTACGTGCTGTCTTAGCATCGTAACCCGTGCGAACCTCTAGTCCGCATCTTTCGTATGCTTCCTCAATAACCTCTGCTACATCGAGGTTGAAGTCTCTTGATCCTGATGTTGTCATAGCATCAACTCATATGTGGTTTCTGGTTCGTCTTAACTACGACTGCACCACCGTTTTTAAAACCTTTGACCATGCCGCCTTTTTTCATGTAACCCATTTTTTTAACTGTTTCAGGGCTTTCTTTTTTTAAAGCTGCTAAACCTGGTTGCGTTTCAGGATTAATCTTCTTCATCGTTATCCTCCTGATTATAAAGATTATCAAACACTCTATTCACATCTAGTGTATAGTCTAAATCACTTTTTGAATAGTGTATATGTTGTGAAGGTCTAAAGTCTGGTGCACCCTCACCCACCGCAAACCAAGCAGGATGTGTCACCCTCACTCGATTATTTGGTAACGCTACTATGTTTCCTGTCCACTCTCCTGCATCCAACAACTGCATCACATGGCTTTGTTTGTGTTGTGCCGGATCATCTGCAATCTCGCTGTTGGTGTAGTCTACAGTGAACAAATATTTAGCGGGAAACATCTCACCGTTTATTTTGGCTAACCAAGGACATGGTGTAGCTCTGTCTAATGTATATACTGCATGATGATGTGAAGAGCAGTCCCAAGGCTGCGCATCATGTGTTGCCATAGGTTCAGGCCACTCTTCGAGCGGGATGTCTGCAACCAGTGCTGTGATAGGCATTCTTGCCCACATTGCACCACCATGAACGGTGTCTTCTTCTTCACCTTCTGCTTCACAACCAGTAAAGATAACTTGAAAACTAAGAGACCGATTTGGAATTGTAGTTACAGCAACAACCATAGCGTGCAAAAATTCGCCGTGATACTGTTCATGATTATGAGTGTATTCACGACGAACCCATGCTTTGAAATAAGGGATGTTACTTTGTAAATATGGCATTTGGTTTAGAAGATTCCTTTGAAGCCTGTTCCTGAAACCTGCGCTCCACCGACTCTACCACCTTTAGCCATTCCCTTGGGCTTGACCTTGCCACCATTCTTCATTCCCTTGGGCTTGACCTTGCCACCGTTTTTCATTCCTTTGGGCTTGATCTTACCGCCATTCTTCATCCCTTTGGGCTTGACCTTACCGCCATTCTTCATCCCTTTGGGTTTTATTTTGCCACCGTTACGGTAGCCTTTCTTCTTCATAGCCATGTGAGTTCTCCTTTCAAAACTGTCTAACGGCACCTTTAGTTCTTTTACGACGATCAGGCATGATCGCCCCGCAACCTTTAGCCACTGCTGTACCTTTTTTTGATTTACCTCTAAAAGGTCTTTTTGGCTTAGTTGTTTTTATCTCACCCCCGTTTTTTAAATTTTTAACTTCTGCTGCTTTCGTATTTTTAACGACAGTTTTACCTTTTTTACCCGCTCTTTTTTTCTTTTGAGCAGTTTTCCTTCGTTCTGCTTTGGAGAGACTTTCTGCTTTTGCTCTTGGTAAACATCTATCAGGATTCTTTTTATTCTTAGACGTACCGCATTTCCCTTTTATGCTACCATCAGAACCAATTCTAACCCAATCTTGTTTCAACCATTTCTTCAATTCCCCCATCTATCTGCCCTTTCGCTTACCGCCTTTGGACTTCTTAGCATAGTTGGGATCTTTGCAATATTTTGATGCAGCTAAATTGGCATATGCAGAAGGGTACGTGTCAAAAGTTCTTTTTGCCCAAGCTTTGCCCTCTGGACATATCTTACTACCTTTAGATTTAGCAGAAACTTTTCCGCCTTTTTTGTAATAGGTTAAACCTTTTGGTGTGCGCTTACTCTTTTGAGGCGGCTTCGAAATTTGCTGTCGCATCTGTGCCCTGGACATTGCCATATCGTATCTCCATTTGCGTTTTCATAAAATCAATCTGTGAGGCCATAACCTCTGTTCGTTTATCTACAGCGATTAGAGTCTTCGTAACCCAATCAGCCCAACTGTATCCAACACCTCCGACACCAATGATGAAAGCTGTTACAAGAGTTACTGTCACTTGTTTATTTAACATCTCCACCTTTTCCTAGCTTGTCTTAGACGTGAGTTTGGATCTTTAGCTGCTTTTGGAAACTTTTTCATCTGACCCGCAGATCGAGCACAAAAAGATTTACGACGTGCTTTTTCTGATTTAGTCAGACCCTTTTTCTTAGTCACCGCAGTTTTTAATTTAGATCCTGGGTTTTTACGACGGTATGCTTTCACACCCGCTTCAGTCATTCCCGCCCCTTTCTTTGTGGGGCGGAAATTTTTCTTGTTTCTTTTTGGCATCTTATCGCGTTTACGCTCTGCCATTGTGCTACCCAAAGAATCCAGTGATTGAGTCAATGTTGGTAAGTGTTACATGGCACTCGTCATCAAAAATTATTCCATGATCTGGGATAGTGATTTGGTTATCATCACTTTGATGAAAAACCATAGACAACAAAGTTGCACCTGATGAACCATTTTTAAACACAATAGCAGGTGAACCACTACCCGCAGTCTTTACATAAAATGCTTTCAGTCTGGTTCGACCACCCTGTAATGTCCCGGTTGCCGTAGCTGTCTTTGTAAAAATAGAAGCAGCCATGAAGCCCTCCTATTAGCCAAGGTTATTGTTTTGAGCATACAAAATGGTAATACGGATTTCACCCGCAGATGTTGCAGCGGAGTTAGTTACAGTCAAACGAATGTCTGCTGTTCCTGTGTCTTCCCATGCTAACGCACCACCAGATTCAGTAGTTGGATATTTACGTCCTGCTGTGGTTCCGATTCCAAATGTATTTACAAGGGTTGCTGCACCACCAACAGTGTCTCCAACGCTGATGTTTGTAGCACCACTTGCTGCTGTGATAACGTCAAGCACACAGTCAATGATCTGTGAGTTTGCAGGAATAACAACGTCTGTGACTTGTGCAGCTAATGCACCACCAGACAGATCTGCTGCAAATGTCTGAGACATTACTACTTGACCAGTGTTTTTGATGTTTGAACCAAGGGTTGTGCCCGTAGTTTCTTTGATGGTTCCTGCTTTAATAGGACCAGAAAAAGTTGTCGTACCCATGTCGATCTCCTGTCTTGGGTTAGTCAGTCGCCCCATGCGACTGTCAGGGATGCAAACAAGATAACTTACTTTTAAACAAAAAGAAAGGGGCAACCGAAGTCGCCCCAATCATACTCGGAGGTAAACCCCCTATATCACATATTAGGCTCCAGGTGAACCAAATACACAACGTGGGTCGCTAAAGCCAAAGCTGTAACGCTCACGAGCTTTGTAACGCATGTTACCTGTATCGAAGTCTGCTTCCATGTTTGTGGAAAGCGGAGTACGCTCAAAGTGAATAAATCCACGAGGAGTGTCTGTCAGGATGAAGAAAGCATCTGGATCAGTTAGGAAGTCATTAACGGAGTAACCGTTTGGTAACATACCCATAGATCTTAGAGCATTCACATCATTGTCCGCTGTACCAACACGAAGGTTAGACACCATTAGACGCTCTGCAACAAATTGCAGTTGTCTTGGAACCAATAACTTCATGCCACGTAAAGCAATTTTTAAACCACGCTCATCAACAAATCCTGCAATGTTGATCAAAGCATCTTCGAGAGATGTTTCATTCAAGTCAGCAGCAGTTGCAGGTTCGTTGGCAAACGTACCACCTGAAGTCAACGGGTGGGACGCATCACACAACGCAACGCCGTCACCTCCCGCAGAAGCACCTGCGGTAAATGCGTTGTTAAGAACCGCAGCGGCCTTAACTTGCTTTGTGTGTGCCATTGAACGAGCCAACGCACGAGTATAACGTGAACCAAGACGATCATAGAGATTGTCTTCGATAGCTTCCTCAGTGATTGAGAATGCCAACGCTATTGTTTCGTGGTTGTAACGAGCAGTGTATGCTTCGTTAGCGTCGTCAAAATTTACTGCACCACCCTCTGATTTGGTTGGTGCTGATTGGAAACCAGACAACATCACTTCTTCTTCAAACGCTCGATCTGAAGCTTCAGTGGTGTAGATCTCTGCATGTTGGTTTTCGTACCTGTCGTACTCCATACCAAACAAGGCGTTGAGACCTGGTTCCAACTCTTTCGCTAGTTGTGCGCGAGATATAGCCATAAGTTAGTCTCC